CAGGTTCAACTCTTGGCGGTGCTTTATCTGGAGGAACATCATTTAGTGGCGGAGGCGGTACTGGTGGTGGTAGTACCTATACGCCGCCGCCTCCATCTAAGTCGGCTCAAGAATTGACTGTAGAAAGAATTCTAAAAGAGAACAATGTTGAACTAAAAAGACCACAAAATGCGGGTAGTCTTGATAAAATATTACCTGGCATATCTAAAGATGCGGACTTGATGAATGCTGTTAATGAACAAGCTCAAAGATTTGGTGTGACGCCAGCTTCGATTGCAATGATCCTAAAGGTAGAAAATCCAAATTTAAATCCTGCCATTTCAGGTGGTGCTGGAAATAGCTATAGTGGCCTATTTCAAATTGGACCTGGAGAATTAAGATCGTTGGGTCTTAGTCCAGAACAATATAGAAATATGACTGCTGCTGAACAGACTAGAGTTTGGGGCAATTGGTTGGACAGTGTGAATTTTAAAGGCAGAACAAGTGTTGAGTCTGGCAATACAAATCAAAACTTTACAATGCTTATGGCCAATCAATTAGGATCTGGGAGAGATTTAAAAGAATTTAATCAAAATTCTATTTTAGCCGCAGGTCAAGCCGCGTCTATTGGTGGTGATCGTGTCACTCTATCTTCTTTAGCTCAATTTGCTCAGAGTGTGAATCCTAGCAATATTGTTGATATTGAATCGGCAGCAGAAGAAATCAAACAACTTGAAGTCTTGAAGTCTGAATTGATACCTCTTACAGAAGAGATTAGAAAGCAATTAGATTCCAAGACTCTGGAGATTTATGATAATGCTTCTCCCGAACAAAAATGGAATATTGAACAGGCTATTAAAGTTGCTGGTGTTCAAGGATTCAACGAGGAACTAAAGAGACAGCCGATTAACGAAACTTCTGTAAATGCTACATCCGAGAAGTACTCTATATTAAGAGGAAACATTAGGGAAGTAAATCCAAAGCTGCAAAATGTTATTATGTCTGCATCAAACGATTTACCAGATGGTTACACTGTTAAAACAATATCAGGCAGAGATCCAAGAGCTACTGGCACAAAGAACCATCCTTCTGGATTAGCTATGGATGTGCAAATATATGATAGTGAAGGTAAGTTAGTTCCTCATAATAGTAATAGCCCGGGTTGGAAATATTATGAGATGCTTTATAGATCAGCGCATCTTCGTGGCCAAGAAATGTATCCAGAAGAGAAGTTTATTTGGGGCGGCGCTTGGATATCTGATGCTGCTGGTCGCGGTGATCCTATGCATTATCAAATTGTGGATCCATCAGATAAAGGAACATCTCAATCATCTGGTCGATACTCCTTTGAATCAGGATTGGATCCATCTCATCCTTTCGTTAAAGAAGGTGGACAACTGAGTGCAAAAGAAAGAGAAGGCTATGATGCTTCTGTATTAGCTAAAATACAGGCTGAGAAGAATGCATCCGATCCTGTCACAGCAGCACAAAGCAATATGCAAACACCTCCCACTGAATTGCCAGCACTAACAGCGCCAGAAATTCCTGCTGTTGCTGCGCCCGGACTATCAATTGGTGGTACTGTGCCTATGACTCCCGGCGAAAACATTGCTGGTGTTAATACGACAACTGGTAAACTTGAGTTTATGAGTAATGACAGGGAACTTTATACAAAAGACGATAATGGTGATCTAAGAGTTGATCCATCAACTATAAGACAAGAACAACCAGCAGCACAATCAGCTTCTACTGAAACGCAGAGATTGCAGCCACCAAATCAACCACTACAGAATAGAACACAGGCACCTGTTCCTAAAGATATGCCTGATCCAAACTTTATAGACACAATGTCTTCTGGTTCAATGGCATCATCACCATCACAGTTGAGAGCCTTGAATAGAGCCAAGCTTTATGGTGATAACAGTGGCAATCTGGTAAATGGACACTTCTCATAAAAGAAAAGGGCAGCCCGAAAGCTGCCCAATTCATTCGACCGACTGGAATCACCAGTATTTATTACTCGTCAGCAAGACCCTTAAAGTAGTTAAGGTCTTCATCCTCAGTATCAAATGGAACTTCATCAGCCGCAGACTTGCGCGGCTTCGCAGGTTCAAAAGAAGGCTTAGAAGATGCTGCGGCCTGCTCGTTTGTAGTAGGAGCATCAGCAGTGCCGAGAGTTGCGCCAAGAACATCTTCGAGCTTCCGCTTGAGTTCGTCGTATGACTTGAAGTTCTTCGGATCAAGAACTTCCTTTAGAGAATGCTCGGACTTCCAAATCTTCTCAAGCTGTGCGTCATCATCAAGAAGGGCACCAGGAGTGTCAAACGATGAGGTATCGTAGTTGACATAACCAGCAACCATCTTAGAACGAAGCTTGAAGTTAGCACCAGACCAGAAATCAAACGGGTTGAGCGGCTTATCGCCTTCATACTCGGGATTCATGGCTGAAGTGAGCTTGTCAAAAATCTTCTTGCCGAACTTGTACAAGAAGACCTTACCTTCGTTGGCAGGATTAGAAGGATCCTTCACCACATAGATGTTAGCAACATAGTGGAGACGGCGCTTCTGCTCACGGGCTTGCTTACGCTGCCATGAGTTTTCATCGCTTGAAGCATTCCAAAGTTGAGAGTTGAATTCGGACACGGGATCCTTTTGTCCGAGAGAGGTAAGCGAGTTCTCAATGAACCACTTACCTGTAGGGCCCTTGAAGCCATGATCGAAATAGCGAATCCAAGGAAGAGCGTCATCGCCATCTACTGCGGGTGCAGGCAGGAAGCGAAAGACCGCCATGCCGTTACCAGCCTTATCGCGGTTGAGCTTCCAATAGCGTTCATCTTCCGTACGGCCTTCGCCCTGCGGTTGATTGATCTTTTCGATTTCCTTGGTGAGACGACCGATATCGGCCGAAGACTTCTTGAGGGATGCAAAGTTTGACATTGTATGTTCTCCGTATGACAGTGTATGATTAGAATTATAGCACAGGAATCTCCCTGTGTCAAGTATATATAGTGTCTTCTACATGGGATTTCAAGAGGTCTGCAAACTTTTTTTTGTCTAAGTCCCGAAGGACAAAAGGTGCAAACTTCTTAGCCTTGAAGCTAATCTTAGACCAAATGAAATCATCTGGTAGTTTAGCATCAAACTTCGGAACGAACTGGATAAAATAGTTGAGTATCACAAAGGTCTGATAAGATATTGATCCAGTCATCAGGGTCGGTATGATGTTTGGATATTGACTATCAAACCGTAATGCCAGTTTGATATCTCCTATCGTTGCCAGTTCGTTCCGAAATACATAAGACATGGATTGATTGACCTTCACATATGCTGTTGTGGTATCAAAGGCTTCATCATCTAATAGGTCACCAACCCATGTCTTATCTTTTAGTAAGTTGGCTACAAGATGATCCTGCATGTTATCGCATGATCGGGCCAACTTTTCAAATTGGAATCTATCTCTTCTACACAGGTAAGTTTCCTTAGCAATGTGTCTTGTCTTACCATTATACTTGAAGTAATCGTAAGAGTCAAGATTAAAATGGTTCTTTAGAGCGAGATAGAGACAGAATGTTTCATATCCACTAAGTTTAGCCATATTTCTTCAACGCACCTGCCAGAATATCACCAAGAGTCGATTCCTTCTCTACGGGTTCCTTATAGCCACGCTCAATAAACTTATTCACACGCCATTCCTGGACATTCTTGTCGTTCTGGACAATAAGGTGCTTCTTGATAATCGCATCATAAATCTTGCGAGTGATGTAAAGTTTACCTTCGCTGTATGAAGTCATGCAGTGGACATAATCAAAGTCATTAATCAAGTCCTTGCGCGTCTTATGCTTTGTGAAAATAAACTGAACCCGATGATGTTTTGAAGTCCAAACTTCTTCAACCTTATCGTTGTTACGGACATAATCATCCGTCTTGTTTTGAATAGAAGGAGTCCATGCCTTCATCAACTCACGAATAGCAGTATGCTTTCGTTCATGGAGATCAGGATAGGAAGGATCACCAAGCACAAAAACATCAATGTCCTTATA